GGTATAATCAACTTGAACTCCACCATACACAAAAGGACTACTCGATATTTCAAATTTAAGATGTAAATTAGCACGCAATAGATTGAAATTCTTAAGCTTGTTTTCTACATATGTATTAGTAGCATATAAATGCCAAGGGTAATTGGAGGAATTCACACCTCCTGATCCCCAAGGCAATGTATCAATGAGGACTGGTCTACTCAAGAACGTCTGTAATTCAATAGCATCTTGACGGTCATTTATTGCAACCATATTTCGGGGCGTGACAAATCTCACCTCCTCCACAGGTTGTTCATCAATAAACGTTGTTGTTAATTCGCTATCAGCCTTACCTTCTGCTGAACCGTTTACTCCAGTGACAATGTCAGCAACATTGCCATTAGAGGGAGCATTATAGCCAGCTCCACGGGCTGTGTCAGTTTGAGTGCTGACATCACTTTTATTTGTTCTGGTGAGTGCATTATTCGGAATCGTAGCTCACTCATGCTACGACTCTATAGTATCTTATTGGTCCACCACGCCAATCGTAAATACGATTTATAGTGGTACACTTAAGCCCACTCTACTACATACTTCCAAAGATACAATTGTATGTAATCAGATAACCTAAGCATATTCATTGGTTAAGGTTCTAATGAACCAGTACAGCGACTTACATAGTCACCCCACGATAACAATCGTTTATTGGGTAAGTAAAGCGCAAGATCATATTTAACCACTATATGATCCAAATGAGTATACCACTCATCAAATAAATTTCGCCCATGCCAGAAAAATTCTGAGAGAGCTGAATCTATAATTTGAGCAGATAATTGTTGTTCTGACAGGTGCTTACTCTTAACACCCACCATCAAGGACTTAACAATTGAATTAACTTCGAGGGGCGCCACATATCGTGCTAAATCCTGCTCCCATCTCCATTTCCTCTTCAAGAAATCTGCATCATGAATTGATATATAAGGGCGCGATTGTGATTCTTTATCTGCCATAGTATACGTGATACCAATATCACCCAAAGTTTCCATCACAGTAGTATGGTTAAACCATGGTACATGATCGGAAACACCCATTCCATTATCGTCACCGTACGTTATTAACTTAACATTTGTCCTAAATGATTTTACTTCATTACATGGATTTAATTTAAGATAACAGTACCTCATATACATGCAATTTATAATCCCATTCAACGTAACAGTAAGTGCTTGCCCACTGGGATTAACCCCATAAAATTGCACCAAATCACCGTGATACTCTACCATTGGGAAAGTCACATCTTGAGCAATAGAATAAATAGCTCTCACATGTTCTTCACTAGCACCACATCGCTTATGGAATCGCGCTATCAGATCAAAAGCAGCTAACATAAAATCAGCTCTCATACTCGTATCAAATCCAGCAAAATCTCCGAATATACATTTATCTGTCCCAAACGTGGAAAGATAATTATATAAA